AGAATTATTTTTTATCACTCTGAGTTGCGTGTTTAACACCCATAATAGTACCAATAATACTGAATGAATTGGTTAATAAGATACCAAATAGATTTGACCAGGTTGATTCTATGATTTTAGAATCATGTCCTTGTAGTAAAACGAACACATATAATGCCGTTGTGATTACACCAACACCCATAATAACCCATAGAGCAACTCTTACAATATTACCCATCAATTCAGTTTGTGTTTTCTTTTGTAGTAGTGAAAGGTCGGTTTCAGCAAGTTCTTGTGCTTGTTCTGCTTTAATTCTTAAACGCTCGGATTCTTCCTTCGCATTCACCGCTTCTTCTTTAGATTTAGTAGCAAGTTCAGCTGATGCTATTGCTTCGTTAAGGGCTTTTTCTAATTGCTTATTAACTCTAACGTTTTCTTTAGCAGCTGCTTCTAAATCTTTATTTTGTTTCTGAACTTGTTTAGTTACCTGCAATCTTTTTCTGCGAGATTCTACATCTCTATTTTTACAGGTCTTTAAATATTCTATAAATTCAGTATCATTACTTTCAGCTTTTAAAACTTTTAAGATATTACCTTCTAAGTATATCTTTTTTTCTTTAGCTAATTTTAGTAACTCATCTCTACATATCTTCTTGCATCCATAACTTACTTTTCATTCATTAACTCTTTCAATTTGATTTGTTCTAATCTCATATTGAAATTTTCTTTTTGAAGTTTTTCAATCTTCTCTTCCAATTCCTCTCTGTACATCTTAGTGATATCTTGCTGCTCTATATCACTTTTCTTTGATTCAATTTTTCGGGTGATTCTTCTGATATTACTTAATGCACTAATTGCTATTACAACCCACCCCCAATTCATAGGAGTCCAATTAACATCTGCTGTAAAGTGTATAAGAACAAATAGTATTGCCATACCACCATACAAATACCCAAACACTCTTCTTCGTTCTAAACTACTATAAACCACCGAGTGTAGTGTACCATAACCAATTAACACACTAATAACTCCAATATACCATAGATTTGGAAAGAACTCTGCTTCTAATACAACAGGTGCAAATATAAACCATATCAATCCCTGCAGAACCTCAGTTGGTTCTGAATCATGATATGTTAATATATGTCCTAATTTCTTTATCATTTTATTTGTACACTTTAAATGGGTTTGTTTTGTTCACATACCCATCATAATCTTCTCTGAATTCTTCTAATCTTGGTTCGATATCATCTGATTTTACTAACCAGAATTGAGCACCAGCTGCTTTGGCTTTCTCAATCTCTTGATTATCATCTGATGATGATATAATACCAATAACACATCCGTTACCATAATCAGTATTAATTTTACGAATAAGTTCAATACCATCAAATGATGAACCAATGATGTTCAAATCAACGAATACACATTCGGGCCTTTCATGATTTATATCATCTGGAAACCATTCTTTGAATTTTCTATCCGCCTCATCTGATGAGTTAAGTGCCTCTAATGAAAGAGTTATATCTAAGATACTACAAGCATCTTCAAATACCAAGTGGAATAAATCCTCATCATCCACTAATAAAATTGAGTTAATCATATTGCTCATTTTAATTTTATCCTTAATTTTGTTCCAGGGTTACTTTTTTCTGCTGTTATTTTAAAACCATGTTCTTTTAGGATTGCAATACAAATATTTAATCCTAAACCAGAACCACTTTCTTTTTGCTCCTTCTTTCTTATGTATGGTTTTGATAAGTTCTCAAACTCTGTTTGAGTCATACCTCTACCATTATCTTGTACACATAATGTGTTATCATCTTCCATAAATATCATAACAGTTTTCGTACCACTATCATTATACTTCAATCCGTTACGAATTAAATTATCAATGGCTGTACAAAACAATGGTTCGTTTACATCCATTGTGATTAAATCATCAATTACTACCTGCTTTGTGTATGATGTTGATGATAAATAATTTTTAAGAATTTCTTTTAAATCAACTTCTTTGGTATCCAACTGAACATTTTCTTTAACTAAGTTTGTAAACTCTTTTACACCAGCATAAACCTTCTGAGTATGTTTTAATCCCTCATCTAACATTTTGAGTGGTGCTTCAATTCTTAACTCTTTGATTGTTTCATCATTTAATCTTCTTCTAAGAGATGATAACCCTCTTGGCATATAAGTATTGATACCACTATGCATATCGTGTCTAAGAATCTTAGCGGCGTGTTCTAAGTATGAGTTCTTTTGGTTAACTATTTCTTCAGCATCATGTTGTGCAGTAATATCAGTTGCTATTTTAAGTATTGTATCGTACTCACCCTTTGAGTTTTTGATTGGTGTATAGTTACCATATAACCATCTCTTTGAACCATCCTTAGCAACTCTCTCAAACTCACCAGTTATACTCTTTCCACTTCGTAGGGTTTCCCAAAATTCTAAGTATTCTTTACTTTTAGCGTATTCGGGAGTAACCATTGCAGAATGTGGTTTTTTAATCATATCACCCTCTGTACACCCGACAAGTTTACAAAAGTTATCATTTGCTTTAATGATGTACCCATCCATTGTTAGTGTAACAACAAGATTCGACCTACTGATACCACCCAACTGCGCGTTTACTTTTTCTTCCCTAATCTTTATATTGCTGATAAACTCACTTACCACTTTAAAGAATGGTGGCATGAAGAATACAACACAACCCCAACCAAATTTAGCAAGAAATAAGGTTGGTTCACATAATCCAAATACAATGCATGTTTGAACGGCAAAGAATGTTAACATAATCATTCCAGCAACGCCTAATGATATTTTGGCGTTTAACGATATACCATCCAATGCTTTCACTTATAAATCTGCTTTTTTGAATCCACATTTAGCGAAGAACCATTTTGATGGACAGAACCCAGTCCAAACACCAACGTTCAACATAAATGTTACAAAGATTACTACTCCCCAAGATTCTAAAAAATAACCTGATAAGAGTACGATTGACATTAAAAGATACACCATACGTGTATCAGTAATACTATTTAGAAGTTCCTTCATTTCTAGCTCCTTTATGTTTATCTATTCTATCTAAAATTTCATTAAGTAATTCATTTTTAATGAAACCTGCCATAGATGCATTTTTAAGAGCCGAAATCAATTGGAATACTAAGAATGGTGCTAATATGGTTTCAGATAACCAACCAGTTCCTTTAAATCCTAATTCAATTGATAGTATGACTGTGAGAATCAATTCCCACGCAAAAATGTTTTTCAAAACTCTGAGTGCTTTATATGTTTTAAAACCCTCTCTTTTAATTCCTGCGATGATTCCAAAGAACCCATCTAATAACATTACACATATAATGGCGAGGTATTGTTCAGTATTATTTGCGGTTAAATCCATAAAATAACTTCCCATAAAACCACAAAGTGCGGATACCCCCATTATAAATTGGGTTACTTTCGATTGTATCATTTCCATCTTATTACATTCCATAATTAAAAGTTTGGATTAAAGCAACCTTCAACCTAATCAGTATTCTCTTTCTCCAAGATAATGATTTAAACTCTTTTGTATTAAAAATATCTTCTAATTCTTTCATTATAACCCTAATAACATATCGATGAGTTCTGGTTGTGGGAACATATCAACTTTATCTTTACGAGTATTTGTATGTGTCCACATTCCTTTTACTCTACCATAGTATGCATCTTCATTCCACTCAAATCCATCTGCACCTTTTTTCTTAATCTCTTCTACCAATCCTTTACGAACATCGATATTATCTCTTTCAGCAATCCAAAGTATCCACTTTCTAAGTGCTTCGATTTGTGCATCTGAATAACGATGCCATACTTTGTGTCCTCTAAATTCTTTTGGAAGTACTACCAGTTCTGAATCTGCGACGGTAGTTCCCGCATATGTTTTTCCGTTTACAACATAACCAAAATTACACACTTCAATTGCTACTGAATGGGTATGCATATGTTGTGAACCATTCTTTCCTAAGTGCCATCCGTAACCACCTTCTGGAAATGCTTGTACCATTTCACCATCATATTTGGTATCGTTACCTTTTACTGATTGACCACCTAATACGAATTCAGTTGCAACTGCACCTCTTGAATCTCTACCCCATTGGTCTATACAATTATATGGATTGTGCCATCCGGCAGTATGGTGTAGGAAAACGTACTCTTTATTTGTTGGACCTGATTTGTACTCACCAGGTGGAAGGAAGTGTCTATTTACGATTAATCCGTTTTCCGTTGTGTAAACCTTTTCCGAATTATCAGTAGTAGCAAGACCCATAGCATCCCAAGTGGCAGGGCCCACAATACCATCAGCGGCCAATCCATTTTTAGATTGCCACTCTTTAACTGCTTTTTCAGTACCTTTACCGAAGATGCCATCTGCGCCAATTTCAAGAAACTCCTGTAATTCTTTTACTTCAGTTCCACGCGAACCAACTCTTAATAACATATTTTAACTCCATTTCGTTACTTACGTTTTCCTTGACAATGTGCTCTCTGAGAAAACCCTTTTGGATTATTACAATCTATACTTCTTTTGTATTTATCCGACCATTCCTCATCGATTTTTTTAATTAATGCTTCCAACTCCATCTCAACTTTGTTTGGTAATCCCTTATGTTTGGTTGATGCGTATTTTTTTAAATCTGATTTTGTCATTCCTTTAGCTGTATCTCTAATATCTTTAGATACATCTGAAGGTTTAACATCACCTTTTTTAAGTGCATATGCCAACCCCATATATTTTTGTTGAGCTTTAGATTTAGCGGGCATTAGTTACTCCGTAAGTTCTTTGGATATAAATATGTATTAATTTAGTTTAACATACGAAATTGGTACAATCCATTCCCTATCGAATGGGTCTGTAACCTTAACTTCTTGCTTTTCTTCGTTTACTGATATAACTATCACCCTCTCCCCTTCGGGTAGACACCCATTGTGGTTGGTGAAAGTCTCTATCATTTTCGTTTTCTTTAAATTTACCATTTTTTCTTTTTTTGTTTTGAATTAGTTCCATTGAATCATCATATAACTCATCCAATTCATCATAATTTTTCCAATCAATGTGATTAAGTCTAACTTTTGACATTAGTCCATCCTTTTAATTACTAATTTGCTGATTTGTTTTAGAAATTCTTCGGGTGTATAATCTTTACCCTTTTCATCTTTAATGATAATGTGTTCTAAGGTATCTGGATATTTGTGAACCATTCGTTCGAATATTTCAAAACCATGCTCCGCCCAAAACGTTTTGAAAGAGCTTTCACCTAAGATGTTAGTGGAATAATCTTCATTCCCATCATCATCTGGAAGTAGAATGTAGTATCTCATATTACCAATAAATACATCAATTTAGATGAATCAATGAATTTTCGTAAGTTTTTACCTTATTAACATTCACTCTAAATATATCTAATTCAAACTCACCAACCTCAATTTCAGAGTTCTCAAATATCATAGATAACTCAGTTATTGTATTATATGAATATTGGGTTAATTTATTTGCATCAAAACTAATTTCAATATCAGAATCTACATCTACATTGATTCTTTTAGTTAAATCAAACTGAGTATTTGGTTGTTCTAACTCAATATATTCTTTGATTTTATCAGAATCCAAATCTATCACAATTCTACTACACCATGGCTCTAGCATATTCAATAACTTCTCATTTCCATTTTCAATGTTAAACTGAATATCATACTTTGGTGGTACGATTGGTTTCATATAAGCATCATGTTTTACGAAGTGTCCCCACTTTCTGATAAAGTTACGAGTCGAACGAATGTTTTGCGCTAACCACTCATCTGATTCTTTTCCAACTTCGGTAATTGTTGGGTTGTATCGTGACCCCCTACAAGTTAAATGGAATACGGCACCTTCCCACGTCTGAATGAATTTGTACCCATTTAAAAGGAATCGGTTAAAGATATCAGAATCTTCTTTTGATTGTGGTGCGTATAATGGGTCATGCCCACCAATTGATTGAAAATCTTCTTTGAATAAGAACCAGGGTGCAAAGATACCTTCAGTAGTTTTTCCTTTTGATTGTGGTAAATATTCATTTTTGAAATAATCTAAGAACCAATTTTCATCAAAATCTTCAGGTTCGGTTGGCGCATTTTTAATAAGTGCTTTCTCAGGTCCTGGTGGGTGTAAATCTGGTTCAATTCGAGTGAGTGATACCACACTCAATGGTTTGATATGTTCCAATACAGATTCCAATGCACCAGGACAAAGGTACATATCAGCATGATAGATTCCTACAATCTTTGTTGGTGCTACTTCATTAATCAATCTATCATATAAGATTGTATGACCTAATCTTGTCGGACCTTCGTTTCTGATTGCATGGAATTTTTTATCCTTCTCCATCATCTTTTGACACCATTCCCATGTCCCATCATTTGAGAAATCATCTGCTACACAAATATGTGGTTTTGGTCCTGCGTTCTTTCTGATTGAATCATAAGACCACTTTAAATACTTCAAGTTATTTCTTGAAGGTTGAATAAACGATATATCTTTTTTACTTAAACTCATTATAAAACTTTTCTATTTTAACTACTAATATACGAATAATATTTAAATTATCCAAATTTATGTTGTATCTCCAAAAAACTTATACCTCACTAACGGCATATCAGAACGTTCTACTAAATCGTGATTGAACGCAAACTTTAATCTTAATGGTAATATTTTCATAAGAACTAATTGATGATACATTAATCTGTGATTTGATATACCTTTATTACCCATTAGGTCTGGATTATCAATACTGTATTGTTGTATGTTTTCATATATATCCACAAACCTATCCATATCATCTGAATTACCGAAACACCAAATATCTTGTAAAGAGCGATTGTATGCACCATGTGGCCATCCCATTTGTGCACCATTAAATTGCTGTCTCCAATTTGGTACATAAAAATAATTTGTATCAAACTTTGAAAAATCAACATCAGTTTGCCATGCAATATCTTGTCGAGATAGTGCTACAAAATCATATTTGAAATTGTTTTCAATCTCATACGCTTTCTTTAATCTCATTACCTCTCTACAAGAGTACCATCTACTATAATGGTTCTGAACTCTACGAGTATCTGTTAGTGGTGGTTCTATTTTAAACGTTTTGGTTTGTTCAAACTTACTACCCTTTGGTTTGTATAAAGATACTATCTCTTCTTTCAAATCCACATCCCAAGAGTGTATAAAGATATCTATATCATTTACATCTAATATGTGTTTTTTAACATGATTAAACGCAATATCCAAAACATCAGATGAACTTTTTTCAGTATCACCTGATTTTCCTTTTACACTACCCAATAATCCATAAAAACACAATGCTACTTTCATAATTCTAAATCTTTAATACCTACATTTCTATCGATATTAATTGCAACTGCGTAATCTTCAGTACCATATGGTTTTCTATCATTAATCAGATATCGTTTACCACCACCAATACCCATAATCAATTGGTCATATATGATACCGGCTTTACTTAGCTGCAATTCTGTAACTGAACGTAAACTTTCTTTCCTACCAGTTGTTAGTATTATATTGTATCCCATCTTATCCCACTCCAATAATTTTTCTAAAGTACCATCAAGCAACTCTAAGGTATGAGTTGGTTTTTGAGAATCGGTTGGTTTACTATGCTTTACCAACGTTCCATCAATATCACAAAAAATAGTAAGGGGTCGTTTATCTGTATAACTCATATAACTTTTTCTTTACATTTTGTTTTATAACATCATCAATATCTGGTTTAATAGATATAAAATCTGGATGTGATAAAACGTAATGTCCACAAATCTTAATCAAATCTTCTTTTTGGTTGATAGGGTCAAATGAATCATCTACCCACTTTACCCATCTTTTTGAATCATAGCATATTTTCCAAAACTTATCGATATCAATATTTGATTCAATATACGAAATTGTTTCAATTAAACCAAATTCTGGTGCGATATTTATGGAATCTAATCCTAATGACATTTTTTCTTTAATTAATTCAACGGGGATGTAATCACCATTGTGTTCTTTTGATATCAATCCCCATTTTGATGCAACATCTACCATCTCAGTTAATCTTTCAGAATCATACTCACCCGTATTTACATTTCCTTTTAAAGATGTTCCACTTTGGATTACCAAATGTGTTATTTTTTTGAATATCTGAAATGGTAATCTTTTGTTTACATCATTAACAAAGTCATCTAACTCATCTGCATCAAACTCTCTAATGGCCTGTTCAGTTCCAATCTCATACTGAATATTAGGATTTAACTCATAACAGAACTCAATCATTTTTACAGTCCAATCTAACCCATCATCATATTTTGGATATTTTTTCCACGGGTCTATATGAATGTAATCTAAATACTTGCAATCTTCTTTAAGTGATTCAAACCCATCATCATCAGTATATCCCTGGCCAGGACCTGAGTGGTCTCTTTTAATTGGGAGTCTACCATTTACATATTCTGCGAATTGTTTTGTAGTCCAATTGTTGACGTATCCACCATTCCACTCTACTTGCCTACGGGATGGTATAAATCCAATCACATTATCAGTTTCTTCTGAAAACTCTAATATGGTATCTACAACATTTTTTGTCATCGGGCCTACGAAATATTTTATTTTACTCATAATATTACTTATCTAAATATTTTCGTTTGGGCCTTAGGTCTGAAGGAAATGGTTGTTCATTTAACTGATTAATATCTACATCTAATAGATTAATATTGTTTTTAGATTTTTTAATTTCACTATTGTACCAATCCATTTCCATTTGCTCTATTTTTCCTGGAGATGATAACGAACCACATATCTGATTGATTGGTATTTGTAGTTTCGGAAAAGGTCTTTTCATTAAAAAACTAATACCCATCATTCTATTTTGATACCCACCTGGTAAATCAAAAATATCATATGTACCATCATAATATTTTGTTCTCAAATCGTAAACAAACTCACGACAGCCATCAATTCGTTGAGTATCGTGAAATACAACTATACCAATATCACTAAGTAATGGATAAACCGCTTGTAAATCAGCCAAACACCCCCTATATGAATGACACGCATCAATAAACGCAATATCAATTTTACCACCAACAGTTTCTTTCACAACATCTTTAAATTCTTTAGAAAATGAATCTACCTTAGTTAAGGTATAATTATCGTAACCAGCCTCTGTAAGTAATTTGTGTACACCACTTTCTGAACCTCTAGATTGATATTGTTTTAATAACCCATGTGTTTCCCAAATATCAAATCCATAAACGTGTCCACCAGTTTCTTTTGCCGATTCACATAGACTAATTGTGGTTTCACCTTTATTAACTCCTATCTCTACAAATGTTTTGGCTTGGTTTAGGTATCCTAATTCTGCAATAATACCTGCGTAATCGTTTAATGTATGTTTTCGTATCATAATTGTAATTCTTTTGTTAATATATATTTTCCGTAATTAAATAAAAACTTATTAAATGGATATTCGTGTAAAGGTGCCATATTAATCCATATTAGACCAGTTAGTGTTTTTACCTTTTTTAAATCGTATCCTTCATCTTTTATAAAGTTATGTAATATATTGGTACATTCTACTAATTTTGAATTACATAGTATATAGCAATTACTTACATCTGAACTAAAGTACCCATTAGAAACTATTTCGTGATTTACTACTAAATTGTGATTTAACTTAGCCAAATCATAGTAGATATCACCAACTTCCAAATCACCACCAAAATCTTGTCTCCAATCTATTAATGTATACCCATTATTAGTTTCTATAATATTATCAAGAATAAAATCCCCATGAAACTGAGATGGTATCCCATCGCTTAACCATTCCTTATCTAAGGATTCTACAATATCAAATATCGGTGGAACTTCAACCCCATTGATAATTTGTACAGTATCAGGTTTACCATCTAAATACTGATTAATTCGTTTCGTAGTTTTATTGATGTAAAACTCCCAACATAAATTATTAAAATCAACATCACCTGTTGATTTAATTGAAGGCATCCATAACTCACTATGAGCCCAATCTAAAAATTCAGAAAATGTTTTTGTATTTACTGATTTTGAAAATAGATTACCATCTGCCTTTTTGTATTTGTAAAAGTTTTCTGTGCTACCCAAAATAGTAGGAACTAATCCATTTAATAATTCAGCCCTTTTTACTCTATTTTGGTTAACTTTAGTATCTGAGAAAAACTTTACCACAAAATCTTCAAAGAAGAAAATAGATTCATTCTCTTTATCTAACACATCAATTGTTTGGCCAAAGTGATTTCTCGCATTATTAAGTTCATTCGTATTTCCAATATCTAACCAAAGTTTTGCTTCATAAAATTTGAACTCAGTATTGTGGTTTAACATTTTGTTGATTACGTGTACATCTGATAACCCATAATGATTATCTAATTTTTCTAAACATTCCCAAAATAGATTATAATCGTTAATACCACATACACCAACATATGGATAATCAAAGTTGATTTCACCTTTCTCATTGATAGTATCTACATACCCATTACTTATCTTTAAGGTTCTGTATTGAGATGTTTCCTTTTTGTATGCACCAACACACCAATTCGAATTTGTATTGGGTATTTCTAAATTTGGAAGTATCGTATCACTTGCATGAAATATGAATGGACATTGTAGTTCTGATTTAGCAGCCAGTATTGAATATCCCAAACTACTACCATCTCCCTCATACTTATCTACATTCACAAATGTAAAATTCCTATCATTATAAGTCAGTTCTAAAAACTGTCTTACATAATCACCATAGTAACCTAATGTAATTACAAACTTAGTTTCTATTGGATAACTTTCTATTATATGAGAAATCGCAGGAATATCACCCACCCTAACTAAACATTTATTTGTATAGTTGGTGAGTTTACCCAACCTACTACCAATACCACTTGTTGTTATCAGTACCTTATACTCTACCATAGTTATCCTCTAATCTAACAATATCATCTTCACCAAAGTAAGAACCTAACTGAACTTCAATAAATACTAAATCAGTATCACCTGTATTTTTCATTTGATGTTTTGCTTCAACTGGAATTTGTAATACATCTCCTGCAGTTACATTGTGTAGTTCATCATTAAGTTTTAACTCACCACTACCCTCTACTAAAATCCAAACTTCAGACCTTTTAAAGTGGTATTGATAACTTGGCGCCTGACCAGGTTTGATTACAATTCTTTTGACCTTACACTTATCATTATCTAAGAGGTTTTCAAAATCACCCCACGGTCTTTCTTCTTTATAATTCATCGGTTACTATTTCTTTTATATGTTTCAAAAACGATTCTTCTGTATACAAGTTCTTATAGTTTTCTTTTGCTGAAAGTGAACATTCTTTGTAGAATCCTTCATCGTTTGCCAATTTGGTTGCAAGTTTTCGTGCACCTTCAATATCACCATCAGATACACTCAATAATGGATGTAAGTATTTTTGGGTGTTTATCGTATCATATGATATGCATGGAATTCCTAAGTATGCACAATTTAGATTAAAAGTTCCTGCTGCTGCAGTTCCTAATTGTACCCCATATTTGTGTTTAGATAATTCATATATCCACTCTATCCACGTCATCCATGGTAAGTGATTTATATCTAATAACCTCTCATCTGGTTTCATTCTACCAGTAGTTATTGCACTTATATTATCATCTAATATTTTACCAATTAAATAAGAATCAAATCCTCTATATGCGGATACCCAATTGCCACCAACTGCAACACCTTTACGTTCTCCATCATACTCTTTTACATAATCAGTTATCATTAAAGATGGTAATAACTCACATCTAACATCTGTAATTCCTTTGTAGTATCTTAAATCCATATCATTATGACAGAAGATTATATCCATACTTTGTAGTACTGAATGATACCACAACTGAGCCTGAATAGAACCATCCTGCCAATACCAATATGTACTTTCCTGCATAGTAGATATCTTCTTACATAATCTACGCATATGTTCTACAAGTGGAAAGTTAAATAGATGTTCTTTATTTTTAGGTATGATTAAAATCCCCAAATCAAACTCACCATCAAATGAATCTATTTTTGTAACTGGAATGTGAGTGGCATCCAATGCACAAACCCACGCCATATCGGTTCTCATATTAGGGTTGTTTCGTGGCACTTTACCAACGTATCCTGCTTCACTAAAAAATGCTACTCTCATTTTAAAAATAATTGTTTTAGGTTAAATTGTTCTACTAACGGAATCCCTTTTTTGGAACTCTGAAAATGTGTATGGAATCCTCTAATAACCTCTTCATCAAAATATGGTCGATGTAATTGAGATTTAAATTGTTTTAACATATTCAACTTTGTATCATATTGATTACCGATATCAACGAATACGTTTGGAATCCAATCACCCAAAGTGCTTGGTGAACAATACTCAATTAAGGATATTGATTTAATCCTACTCAACGGCCATCCAAAGGAAGATACAATCTTATGTTCAAAATGACTATCATTTTCAGATGGTGTAATGATTGCATCATAATCGGTTAGATTAGTGAAGTGTTTTTCAATGTATCCAATCCACTCATCAGTTCCTAAATCTTTTAGAAACCGATGTGGTGTAAAAAACAAAGTATGGTTCTTTGAGTTTGATACTTCCCAACTTAATTTTACTTCATTAAGTCGATTAGCGTCAGTAGTTGAATCACAATCACCACCTTGTGTTAAACATAACACATCAAAATGGGTATCTTTGTACTTAATTATTGTACCACCCAAACTATACTCTACATCATCAGGATGTGGTGCCAAACATAATACTCTATCAAATTCTAAAAACTTCATATTGATTTAAACTCATTCTTTGTAAATATTTTAATCCCTCTTCTTCTCAAATAATCTCTCAAATCTTCTGATAAATTATTTGAATATCCAATAATTGTTTTATCAATGATATTATATGTTGTCAATCCATCTGATTGTTTCAATGTAATATCATATGTAGAACTATCATATGAAACATCAAAAGAATAATCACCCTTCCATGCAATCAAAGTTTCCCAATCAGATAATATATCGTTTACTAATTCTGATTTTCTCTCATCACTAACATTTTGTGGATAATAGTTTTCTTTGATAACCTTACATGGACTACCTGCAGCCAAACTACCTTCAGGAATACTTCTGTTTAATGTTGAACCAATACCAATTACGGTATTAGAACCAATAGTAACATTTGGTAAAACAATACATCGTGCAGGTAACCAAACATTATTACCAATTGTTACTGGCCCAAAATCTGCAGGAAATCCTTTGGTGATATCCAACCACGCACCATGTGTCCATATCATCACCTCACCACCAATTCCTACATTATCCCCAATAGTTACTGTATCCGATGGATTGATTATAGTTCTCTCAAAGATACCTACATTTTTACCAATCTTAACTTTGGAATTTGGGCCATAACACCCACCTCTACCAACTTCTACACCTTCACACATATAGAGGCCTTCTTCAGCCTCAAATGATGTACAAGTGATTTTACATCCATTTTTAATTACTGAGTTTGCTCCTAATACAAACGTATCACACTCAATAATCACATTGTCCCCAATTTTAGCAGTTGGGTGTACTTCGTATTTTTTCATATTAATCATAAAGTTCTTTATATGTTCGTTCCATCCAATAAGATACATCTCTTGAATTATTTGGTATTGCGTTGAAATGGTATATCCATCCCGCATCTAAAAATCTTAATTCATCATTAAACCATGAGTGATTTGGAATGTGTAATAGATTCTTTCTAAATAAATCTTGTAGGTTGTAACACTCACTCATATAAGTTACATCAATCTTATGTAGTTTTGTAAGATAGTTAATAATTGTTTGGTCAGTACCTGCTTTGATTCTATCATTCCACATATTGATAGTTTCGATATTATCCCAATAATATTTCTGAACCTCTTTGTAAAATGGTATATGTGATTTATTTGTGATTTGAAACCCACCATTGAAATATTCCCAAGTATTCAATTTGGGTTGTTCCTTAAATAATGCGTTTCCCCAATTCTTAATACTTCTGGTAGTCCATTCATAACATCCATTATTTAGAACCACCCCAAACTTACCATTTGTTTCATTAAAAAAGTTAGGTGTATTTGGGTGAATAATAGTATCTGCATCTACAATTAAAACCTGGTCATAATCAATACCATTATGTTCTAATATATCATGTACCCAATATCTCTGAAGGGTTATCTTAAAATGAGATACATCGGTAATTGGTTCAGTCCATTCGATGAACTCAACACCATTCATATCACACCATTTCTTCCAACTCTTTACTGAGTAGTGATATGGTGTACTACGACCATTTCCTAAATCAACATTTGGTATAAATACTACGTTTTTCATAACTCGTTTATATAATCTTCTATGTTTGTGGTTGCAACCCACCCCAACACATCAAACGCAGTATCATCGGTGTTTAGGGTTTCTCTCGCCTCACCTGGTTTTTCATCTTTATATATAGGAGTAATACCAAACATATCTGCAATTTCGTTCACAGAATGGTTGTTACCTCTACCAAGTTCAAACTCATGCCCATATTCTTTCTGATACATTATCATCGTTAATGCACTTACAATATCATCAACGTGAGTAAAATCTCTTCTTTGCTCACCATCACCATAAATCTCACATTGAATACCATTTTCAATATTATGAATCCATCTACCAATCAATGTAGTATATCCCCCTTCAGTTAGTTGGTGTGGTCCATATACATTATAGAATCTTGTGATAGTTGCATTTAATCCAAAATGTTTCTGATACAATGTAATAATATCCTCTCCCAAATCTTTTGAGAATGTATATGGATTTTTGAATCTACCACTATGTTTAGATGATGACCCAGCATAAATCAATGGAACATTTCTCTCTACACAAAATTTAACAATTTCATACGTTCCATTAAAATTTGTAGTAATGTAATCATCTGGTCGTTCAAATGATGGTTGGATTCTTGCAACTGCAGCCATATGAAAAACCACATCTACTTCAAATGGCCAATCAAACTTACGAATATCACCTTCGATGTATACACATCCCTCCTGATGGTTTGATTTTAAACCAGTGCTGTAATTATCAATTGATATAACATTATGACCATCTTCTAACAATTGTTTAATAAGATTTGTTCCTACGAACCCTGCACCACCTGTAACTAATACTTTCATATATTATCTATCATTTCTAAAAGATTAGATGGTTTTAGTTCTGCATTGTGCTTTTTCATATCATCTAATCTATTCAAATCGTAAACACTTTCTAAATCAATCAAACCTAATTGATTAAAATAATCATCATAAATAACATTTATTGGAACTAAATCATAAAAAACCTTACCTCTTTGTTTTGAGTTTCTTAAAACAGTTCTAACTAAATCATTTGGGATATCATTTGGGTGTCTGCCTGATAAAGTTATATACCCAATAATATCACCATTATCATTTTCCACCAAATGAGTCAGAGATGGTGCTAATCCATTTAAGAATCCACTACTTAGTGCATCTCTGAAGTTTTGTAATCTACAATACTCAGGATGAAATACCTTTACAAAATAACCATCTCCTTTATAAACCTCTCTACCCATATTTACACCATCAACAACTCTATTGTATTTATCCTTTATAGTTGTTAAATGTTCAAAGTCCAAATCTTCTACTCTTACTCGCTCTGAAAATTCAGGCAATCCCCATTTATAAAATTCAAAGTTAAATGGGTATCCTTTATGAGATTCTCTTTTGAAAAACTCTCTTATACCATTCCAATCATGCATATCACGATGTATATCTGATATGTGTTTACGTGCAAAGTAGAATCGGGGTTCTAAGAACTTATAACCATTGATATCAACACAATAGTTCTCTAATATATCATCATCACCTTCAGCACCAAAATAATCAAATTTAGGGTAATCTTTTGGGAACACCTCAACTGATGATGGGAAACTGATGTTTTGACTGCGAAGATTTGAAGATATGATTATATCCAAATCATCATTTTTACGAATACCCATAGCACTTAAAATACCACTCTGGCATATACAATACTCAGAACGAGGAATACCCAAATTATCCATCTCAGATACAATGTTTAGATTTTCAATTGGTTTAGTAGTTCTGATTTTCATATCATTCTTCCAAGGAATATCGTATATCTTATCAGTTTTCATATAAAATGGGAAATACTTCTCACCTCTAATTAATCTACCAATCATCGCAAACCCACGATGGTAACTATGTTTCATAAATCCATTATCAAATTCAACTGGGTTACTTTGTAAGTACTCTTCAATTTCATCATCACTCATCGGCTTTAATGAATTATAGTATTCTTCCGTCATATTATCCCAACCTAAATCGTGGTGATTTGCAACATCATGTCTAAACCCAGCAATCATACAATTGTAATATTGCCATGTCTCAGGAGTTAAATTTGGTTTTGGTGCTGATTTCCAATACTCTACAAAATCTCTTACTGTTTTCAAATCACCATTTGGGTTTAGAACTTGTTTACTCGGGCCACCATTGGCGACCTCCATATTTAAGAAATAATCTAAACTAATTGGTGAATACATAGTAACAAATATACAAAATTAATTTTACAATTCCAAATTAAACATTTTCAAAGTAAGTATCCATATTTTGGGGGTCAAATATTTCATCAACCCAAAAGACACACACTAATTCAGTATCACCAACATTGGTAATATTATGAGTGTACAATACTGGCATATCTACAACAACATTATCATCACCAGATACTTCATATGATTCAATATTATCTGTACCCACCTTTCTCATATCAATTCGTGCATTACCAGATAATACACAAAATCTTTCTACTTTACCAAAGTGAAAGTGATTACCACGAGTTATACCTGGCTTAGTTGTTGAGAAAAACACTTGAGATTCAGTTCCTAATGTTTTAACCAATTCAACCAAATAACCTCTATCATCAGTATGTCTTACATTTTGGTGTTTTGGCGATGTAAACTCTCTATATACATTGAATAAGTTTCTACTAAAATCGGTATCTAATTTAGGAATTACTCCAGCTGAATATTGTTTATGAAATGTTGATATTAATTCATACACCTCATCTACTCTGATTTTTGTTATGGGGAACTCATCAATTTGATTATCCATTACCTTAATAGCATCATAAACGTAACATAATTCTACTTCGTTTTGGTTATAGTTTACTTTGATATCATTTACAACATTATAACAAAATGTGTTAATAAACGAGTTGTAGTTAGGCTTACCAAACACTCCAAATAAATTAGGTAATTTATAATTTTCAAACGTAGTACCTACATAATCACAATAGTGGTTTAATATCTTAGATGCCTCTCTCTTAGATTGACCATAAAGAGTATTGTTTCCCTCTTGAGTAGATGATGTAAATTTTATATCAATTTTGATACCCTCTTCATCAAGTGAGTTTATTAAATCTCTTGCGAGTGATACATTACCATTGTATACATCATCACCTCTATTTACACCAGCACAATGAATCAATAAATCACAATCTTTTAGTAGAGTTATATTATTAACATAATCTCTACCCAAAGAAATGACTTCATATTCTTTAACCCATTTATAGTACTGAGTTAAGTGATACCCCAAAAACCCACCTTCACCTGTTATAGCTATTTTCATTTTTTAAAGTAATTATATGATTCTAATATATCTGATAATTCTTCTTTAGAAACACAAACTTGGTCGCTGGTGAACTCTTTGTTAACACCACCCTCACTTAATTTCTTATAATGCATATAAAATACATCAGTTTCCGATTCATATGTAGTACGAGGTGCTTCTTCATTGGATATCATCATTTCATGTAACTTTTCAGAAATACGTGGTACTCCCATTTTGTATTTTAATCCGAACTTTTCAGAATATATTTCAAACAAATCTTTTACTAAAAATGAGTTGAGGTTTGGTATTACATTGTAACCATCACACCCTAAAGCATACTCAATTAAATTAATTGCTTCTTCAATATCAATCATAAACCGGGTCATTTTATCTGAGTAAAGTGTTAGTTCATAATCATTCTCAATAGCATCCCAAATTAAAGGTATTACACTTCCAGTTGAATTAAGTACGTTACCATAGATTGCTGATGATAATCTGACTAATGAATTATCGGAATTAACTATAAAACTCTCACCTGCTACAAACTTCATTGCACCATATAGGGTAGTTGCAGCACGAGATTTATCACTTGATATAAAACACGCCGCTTCAAACTCATTCTCTTCAGCAACCCTTCTAGAATTTAATGCACCGTCGACAATAATCCTTGCAGATTCTTCTACATTCTGGTCGACTGCTCCAATCTGTTTTAAGGATGCAGCAAATATTCCAATGTTACACCCCTTAGATGCACGTTTCATAAGGTCATAGTTTCGAATATCACCTACAACACATTTTATTTTTGGAAATTGCTTTTTCAAATAATAGTGTTTTGATTCATCTCTTGAATAAACCACAATTTCATTGTGTTCATAATAACGTTTTACAATGTTACGTCCTAAAAACCCGGCACCACCAGTTATGAATATTTTATTACCTCTCATATTTACATATAATTTATTAAATCTACAAAGTTGCCCGTTTTAAACGGGTCTTTTCTTGGCTTACCATCTAAATTAACACCATGTATCTTACCATACGTTTTATGACTTAGTGCGTATGTTGGTGAGTATTTAGCACCCCATAAAGTCATACCACTTTCATTACCAACATTTACATCTGCATTAGTTTTTAGATACATTTGCTGTCTAATGTTAAGATTCATATCTTTAACTGATGTATAATTTTTAACAAAATTCAAGTTGGTATCTTCAATAGGAGTTTCACCATAGTAAAACCAATGAATATCACCATACTCCTTTACCTTATCTACTAAAGGTTGAGTATCTGCTGTACTACCATATGTGGATGATACACTAATATACCCATAATTTTTTAAATTTTCAATTAATTTTTTACCAAATTCTTCTTCTTCTTTTGAAAAGTAAATATCTGGTGTTGTATCTGATAATTCCGTATCATCAAACTGCCAAAACTTCATCATTTGTGTTGTTAGCGGAATCTTTGAATTTTCAGAATCAAATATCCTATAATGGTCGTGGAAAACCTCACCATCTACATAATCTACAAACTCATCTACATATGGGTTGTTTTTAAAAATATCTTCAGTAACTTTAGTAGCATCATATAAACCATACCCCCAATTCTGCATCATATCACCAAATATATCTTTTAACATTTTAGAAGATGGTACATATACTTTACAATTTGGATATTTTGATTTTAGTATTCTTGGTATGCCTGATATGATACACCAATCTCCAATACCATGACAGGTTCTCATAACTAAGAACTCACCTGCTTCTAAGTATTCATCGGGTATATACATTGGATTTGTTTTATCAAACCCAACTAAATCTACTTCACCTGCGCTACTTAATTTGTTACTATTAATTCTAAAAAAATGCATAGTTTACAAAGTATCGTAATACTCGTTTTGTTTTTCTTGTCTTTCGATTGTTTTTGGATGATGTAGTGCTAACTCTTCTTGAAGTGGTAAATGTGATATGGTTTTGAATCCATCTAATTGTTCGTGCACTTTATTAATCCATTTGATATTATCTGAGTTTTTATACAATCTCCATTGCATATCAGGCCAGTTTACCCAACCATCTGAATTTACGTTCCAACCCCACTTTTGAATATGCTCATCAGTAAGTCCTGCGACTGTATTCACTCTTGGAACTAAGATTACATCCACATCATTCAATTCTAATATACCATGTATATTTTCCATCAACCCAATATCGGGTAGCTCATCTGCATCAATCTGAAAAATGTAATCACCGCTACACAATGAATTTAGTTTATTTTTCATATTACCAAAATGACCATCGAATTCATTTGGATGCCATTGGAACTCTGCGTTTACAGAATGACTTCTTAGATAATCTTCTACTGCTTTACTACCATTTTTTGAATCAAACATTATTACAATCTCATCATTAGATTGTTTGTATTTTAATAAAAATGATACTAATCTTTGAATTTCTACGTGTTCATTACAAACTGGAATTGCGTAACTAATTTTCATTTTACTTTACTTTGTTTTGTTCTTGTTGTTCTCGTATTCTGGCCTCTTCTTCTAATTGCTTTCTACGTTCATCTGCAGATGGAATCTTATCAAATTTACCCCAATCATAGTTTACTGCCTGAACTGATTTAATATCCAATAGATTGAATGTACGATACGCAGCCTTCAGTTGTTTTTCGGTTTTAATCTCTGATGTATAAAACACCTTAGATGCTTCATTGATTTGAATTTTAGCCAAATCTAATCGTTTAACCTTTGAAGATTTTGACATCACCTCATTATAGATTTCTGCTATTTCTAATAATTTACCAGGAGATACTGCATCTAAGGATAACCCATGTAACTTACCTTCAGTTGTATTAGGCCATTTTGGTTGTAGTACAAATACGAGATACAACTTTGTACCTGTATCTTTTTTGTACTTAATCTTAACTACCATACCCCTCTCCATCTTAGATTTACTAATCGGAGTGGGGTCTGATGTTTTTCTTAGATGTGTATTGTAGTATCCTGGCATTACTTAACCTTTTTTAATTTAGGTAATTTAACCTCAGGTTTCTCTTCTTTATTAACCTTCTTTAACTTTGGTAGTTTTAAACCAACCTGTTGTGGTTGTTCTTTGATATCCATCGTACTCTCATCAAACAATACACCAATACGTTCTATCATTTTATCAAATGAGAAGTTATCTTTACTATACTTACGATGTTTACGAGATTTCTCTAAATACTTTTTATAGTTATCTACCATATCTCTCATAATAGAACCACCTTGATTGTAATCTGCAGTAAACCACTCACCCTCTTTTACTAAGAATTTATCTGCTGCTGATTTGTGAACCTTTTCCAACTTACCATTAATAACTGAAACGTATTCTGGATTAATGAAATCCATATGTCCACTCCACCCACTAACAATCATTGGTTTACCACTAATAGTTGCTTCCAATAAAGGTCTACCAAAACCTTCACCTCTTGTAAATGATACATGGGCTTTAACCTTTGGATGATTGTACAATGCATTCATCTCCCAATCACTTAAATCTGAATGTAGTAAGTAAATATTAGGTAACATTTTACCACCCACACTATCTTTTATTTGTTCGATGATTTTTCTCAACTTAACTCTATCTACTAATGATGTAGAACCTGCTGATGTTTTAAGAATTAGGGCTGGTTGTTTTTTCTTATTTTTAAATGCTTGTAAAAATGTCCAAATTAAACCACTCACATTCTTTCTATCTTGTTGAAAATCTCCCTTTAACCAATGTCCCACAAATAAGAACGCAAAATCTTCGTTTATATTTCTTAGTGCGTTATTAATACGTTCTTCAGATGGTGCTTTCTCATTATATACTTCTAAATCAATACCCTCAAATAGAACCTCAACTGGTACATTACATTTCAGTTGGCCAATCAATTGATTTGTTTTTTCATCTTTCTTATCATACACAGAACTCATAATTACCTGTTTTGTAAACTCAGATGATACCAATACCTTATTCATACGATTGATACCTTCTAAACATTCAGGTGGCATGATTGTAGTTTCAACTCCTGCAGTTATACCAATACTGTACTTACCAACCGGCTGAAACTCATTAGGTACTGTGATTTGAATCCACACATCTGGTTGAGTTTCCATTTTCTCAGTAATGATTCTACTTAACAAATCATCATCTTCATCTTCTTTGAGAGCATCCATAGCAGTTTGTCCCCATCTCTGAGAAAGGATTCGGATATCCCATTCAGGTTTTGATTCAATCAAACCTCTTACAAAATCCCTACTTCGTGCACCATATCCACTTCGAGTTGAGATAGGACAACTCACTACACATAATTTTTTTATATCTTCCATAATACTACTTCATTTTTTGGTTGCCATTTATCAAACACACCATCCATTGAATCAATGAATCGTTGCCCCATATGTCTTGCACTCATTCCACTTTCTACTGAATTCACCCATTCAGAACCTTCCAAACCACATTCAGTTCTACGTTCAGATGGTGTATCGTACCACTGTCTTAGTGCCTTAGCAGCATCTTCATAAGAACATCTATCATCAAAAATGTATGGAGTTACAGGTGAACCTTGTAGTGAACGATTAGATGGCCAGATTGGGTTTACCCAACTACCCCAACTAAGATTCTCAGGTAACTTTTTACGATTGTGAAGTGAACCTAACTCAACATATTGGTCTGCTGTAATATACTTACCATCGATAGTAAAGTTACATTGGTCTTGCAACCCACCTGTTACATTCACTACGATTGGTGTACCTGCTTTTACTGATTCACAAGTCGCCAATCCAAATCCTTCGTTTGATGCCATATTGATTGTAACATCTGCAAGATTATATAGAACATTCAAATCTTCAGTTGAGAACTGAGAGTTTGTGAATTGTACATCATAATCAGGACAAACGTTCTTAACCACTTCAGGTAAATCAGTACCATTTGGGTCTACTTGCTGAGTATGGAATAGAAGAACTACATCTTTTGCCTGCTCTTTAGTTAGTGTATCACAAAACTCTTTGTATGCCAATACCACATCACCTGGATTCTTTCTACGAATGTTTCGGTTGTTATAAAGAACCACAAACTTCTTATCACCAATATTTAATTTGGATTTCATATCAACCACTTTCTGATACTCATTTGAATCAGATGGAATTGGTTTAAACTTTTCAGATACACCATGTGGTACATATTGAATCTGCCAATCTTCCATTGGCATTCCAAATTTATCCATCACTCTCTTATTGATACCATAGGTTTGTTTAGAAATACCCATTAATAAATCACAACTTCCATAGAATGGTGCGTTCCATTGTGGGTCTGGTAAATCATCCCAAATGTTATAATAGAATATGGGGATGTGTCTACGGATTTCATCTTCCATAGCGTATAACCAATCCCAAAAACGAGGGTCGGTGAAGTGTAGAATCGCATCTGGATTCTCAGTAGTTATTAATTGTCTAATTAAGTCCTGATTACCATACCCACTCATTGGAATGATACGAACATTTGCGTTATCAATACCCGCCTCTTCATTTACTGAATCTGATACATCGAAGAATTTACCCTCATCTGGATGTTTAACTGCTGCACCTACCTGAATCCAATCGTATTTATGTGAGGTATGTAGTACAATCTCCTTTGACATGGTTGCAATACCACTATGCAACCTTAAATCATCGGATAATAATAGAATCTTTTTCTTTTTACTCATTTCGTAACCTTAATTATTTTAATATAAATATTGAAGTATATTTAATCAACTCAAATATACAACTTTTTTTCCAAATCTCAAAAGTAATTTTTCAAAATATTTTTGTTCTGATGGTTTGATTCCACCAAAGTAGATAATCTTATCGGAATGCTTTACAATACAATCATATTGGTGTAACCTTTGTGTTGGGTGAAATGGTTTATCATAATACTCATCACTCATTCCACTATATAAATTTCTACCAGTATGTGCTGGATTGTACTCCGTATATCTAAAACCAAACTCTAAAGCATATTTTCTAACCCACTTCTCACATCCATCTTTGTTACCTCTCGTTATGATATTAACATCAGTACCTAACTTTTGTTTGATGTTGAATAGAAAATCCCTAATAGTTCTAACACTATCATATTTAGGTGAACCTATAATTGCTATGTTCATATCATCATCATTTCCATTTGATATTCTTTTATATGATACGCGAGTTTTGTTTGAACTACTTTTGAAATTTCTCACGTAATTTTTCATTCGCTATAACCCTTTTTAATGATTGTATATAATTTGGTGCTTCTGCATAACTTCTGGATAGGTACTGAAAATACTCTTCTTCAGTTTTAAGGCCACCCAAATACCTACATTGGTAAAATGCATAATCATACACCGATTCTCTCCAATTCTCATAGTATGCGTGGTTATGTTGAGTTCCCTTTGCGGTATGAACTCTTACATACGCCTCTTTCATTCCAAATAGATTGTGGTTCTCTATAAAGATTCTACTAGTCCAATGACCCGTTTCTACAATTGATTGTGCTAACACAATATGTGGAAACTTTACATTTAGTTCCTTTAACATACCAATTAAAGTATCCTCACTAAATGCTCGTTCATTTTGATTTATAACAATCAATCGTTCTTCTGGTGTAATGGTTTCTAAAACCACCTGCCTATCTGAATTATGTGTTAGTAGGAAAGTACCTAAAACTAAAAAGGTTGTATATCCCAACAACCCAATAATGAACTTTCGGTTGATGTTTTTAAACTCCAACCCCTTTTTACAATAAAAGTACAACATATATCTAAATTTAAACTTTGTGTCTATTCTCTTTAGGACATTTATCAAAATCATTTTTGAAAGGACAGTATTTACAATTCTTATTGTTCTTACCCGCCATTGCTGGAAACTCAGATTCGGTTCTGTAACTACCATCTTCATTAAATGCGTTTCTGATAAAATCCTCAAAACTTTTAGTTATCTTATTTAATGTAGGTTTACCATTTGCAGGTACAAATTCTTGTACTCTCTTCTGAGCAAACATCATACCTTCCATTAACTTACGTTTTACAATAAAGTACTTAACATCAATCCTATCTAATGGATATCCGTATTGTTCAGATAAGAACTTTTTATACAATACCAACTGAGCGGTTTTTGTTTTATCAGCTTTCTGATATTTGTTCCACCCATTTGTTGATGTTTTGATATCCCAAATAACCAATTTGTTTTGATATGTATCCTCAAATACTAAATCTAAGAACCCCATCATATTAACATTGTGAGATTCTAATGCTTTAGCGTAGATTGGTAACTCAATTGCAACTAAGTTTAGCTGACGGGTATTGAAGTAATCAATTCTATTCTTTGTAATATAATTAAGAATTTCAATTCCATCTTCTAAGAACTCTTCCATTTGAGATGGTGAACTGAATTCCACTCCAGTTTGTTCACGCATCTTCTTATACTCTTCAATCATACTTTCATATAATAACTTACCCAAATCCATCTCAGTTGCTTCTTTAGGTGAATTATTATATAGTACATCTAACCAACTCTGAAGAGTTTCATGCATTGCAGTTCCGAACACCAAATGTATAGATGGGTCGAATGTACGATTACCATCCATATAATTCAACTTCCATTGGTGTGGGCAGTTTGCATACATTGTGTATTGAGAGTAAGATACCTTAGAATCACCAGGTTGTGGTTCTCTTACACCAAATGTGAATATATTGTTTATCTTACTATCTTTCATATTACAAATATACGAATTTTATTTGGATAATCCAAATTATTTATATTATTATTCATATGATGGGTACATATCTTCCCACCCATCTACGGCATTATTATTATAATACCTAGCCTCTTTAGGTTCTACATACTCATCCGGCCAAATAGAATATTGTTCATCTGGAAACATTTCCTCTAAACTACTTAACAACTCATTAGCTTCCTCTAATGAAAGTTGAGTTGTATGTTCTTCAGGGTAATTTGTTTCGTTCATTACTTTGTATAATTGCATAATTCTCAGTTTTTATTACAAAGTAAATATACAAAAAAAGCCTGGTATTACCAAGCTTTTAATGTTAAGAAATCGTTAATATTTCAAAGGATGTACTGCACGGCTTGTAGTGATTATCCCCACTACTAAGGATAGTAATAAATTTCTAATCATTTTCCCCACTTTCCGTTCTGAACGATTTGGGCAATGATACCATATACTGAGAGGTCAGCGTAAGTATCTTGTATTGATTCACCAACTTCATCTGGCTGCCCTAATACTACCAATTGCTTCAATCTTTGAATTTTATCATTCATTCTGAACCAAAGACCTGTAAGTGAAATCTTAATCTCATCTTTAGTTTTTAAATCAGTACCAACTGAGATATTATCTGGTCCATAGTTTCGTTGTTTCTTACAAAAGGTTTCATATTGTTCCCACATAATCCTTTTGTACTCTTCCATCATTTCAGGATAATTTTGTTCACAAAAATCAACTGCGGATTGTTCTTTGTTAGTACTCATTGTACGTTCACCTCTATGAACTACTTTTGTTTTAGTTTCTCTTATATTATCCATTTAATTGTTGTTTGGTATCTTTTTTAGGTTCGGTTACTTCTGATGGCTGTTGTTGTGGTTGTTGTGTAAAGTATCTTTCCAACGTAATCAACCTATCATCCGCATCTACTAACATTCTTAATGCTTCTTCTGCATTCTCATAAAAATCACCAGTTGAATGGTCACCAATACCAACTGCTTTACCTTCTAATAACTCCAATGTAAGGAGTGCCTTTGCTTTATCAGCGATTGCTGATGTTCTTAGCATATCTAATAATCTACTCATTTTAATAACTTTTTTGCTTCTTTTTCTGTTAAACCATACTTCTTTAAAATATTAATTACCTCATCCTTTGGAAGTAAATCTAAATAATCACTAACTTCTCTCTGAGATACACCATACCACTTTGATAAGTACTCTAAGAGTTCTTTGTTATACTTTCCTTCTTTCTTACCTTTAATGTATTTATCAAATGTTTTCTGCTTTGGTAAGAAATCTAAATACAACTTATAAACTTCTTTGGGTGATAATAACCCAATAGTATATTTCTGAAGAATATTAACGATTGGTAGTAAATCCAAGTTCATACTCAACCACCTATTGATGATAAAAGGAGTAAAGGATTTCTTATCCATCTCAGATAGAGATTCCCAAGATTCCTTCTTCTCCTTTATACCACTCAGATGTTGGAATATTGTTTTTGCTTTTACCGATGTATCACTCTTCTTAGCCATTAAGGTAACAACTCTTTAGGTAAGAATTTCTCTGATACATTTCCACATTCTGCACATCTAACAACAGGAATCGGTAACATTGATTTCTGTCCGTTTGGTGATTGAACTGCTGGAACTTCTTTAAACATTGTAACCTCTTCGAAGAAGATACCTTCACAATTTTCACAACTTACGGTATCCAACTTAGTTGGGTCGATGTTCAATTGTGGTGCCTGTTGTTGTGGATTCATACCAACAACTTTTCCTTTTCCTTTTGCCATAACTTATCCTTTTATATCAATTAAAATTTGTAACATCATTGCCATCACATTGATTTCTTTATCAACTACTGATGCGTCTTGGTATTGTGCCTCTGCAATCTTTAAGATAATATTACCAGCTTTACCACTTGCGTATTCATCAACATTATCATATAGGAATCGATAGAATGGTGTAAAATCTTTTACCTTCGAATCTGCTATAATCTGTCTAACATTTCTGAATGTATCTTTAAGGTTATCATTAGATTTCAGTACGGTTAGAACTTCATCCATATAATTTGCCTGAATAGTAGATGCTTTATCAATCTCCAAAACACCACCAATAACCTGTCTTTGAGCTGCGTTTAGAACTCTACGAATATCAGGATATCCACTATTAACCAATACTGCCAAATCCGGCATTTCATACTGAACACCCTCACCATCTAAGATATCTTTTAATCTCATAGCCACTTCTTTCTTAGATGGTGGTGTAATCCCAAATGTTTGACATCTACTCTGAATCGGGTCGATGATTTTCTCTACATAGTTACAGGTCAAAATAAACCTTGTAGTTTTAGAGAATGTTTCCATTAGGTTACGGAGTGCTGCTTGTGCGTTTGGTGTAAGATAATCTGATTCATCTAAGATAATAACCTTCCATTTACGGAAACCCATTGAAGATGCAAACCCTCTAATCTTATCCCTAACAGTATCAACATTGTTTTCATCTGATGCGTTTATATACATCACATCACAATCAATCTGATTTGTAATGATTTTAGCCAATGTGGTTTTACCAGTACCAGCTTGTCCATATAGAAGTAAGTGAGGTACATCCTCATTCTCTATATAGATTCTTACTTTTTGTAAGATATGTTCATTACCAACATACCCTTCCAATGTATCGGGTCTATATTTCTCAACCCATAAACTATTTTCGTTATTATTCATTATCTACCAACTTCTTTTAAGTACGTTTCTTTCATTTTATCCCAACTCATACCAATCGCATCGATATAGAACAAATTCTCAGGTTTAATTCTACCTTCAGAATGTAGTTTGGTGTATCGATTGATTGCTTTCTTCTTCCACCACTTACTAATGTAATCTACACCATCTACGAACTTTTGTTTCATCTTCAATTCATCTTCTCCGATTTCATCTCTTAGAAACTCAGGCCCGTTCTCATACATCATAGCAAGATATACACCCCTCTTAAAACCATGATGGTATGTGGATTGTTTGATACCACATTCTTTGAAAATCTGCCCCAATATCTTTTGTTTGATACCACTTACAGGCCCACTAGCACCTTCACCAGTTCCCATATTCTGCCCGTTTCGGATTCGTTCGTTAGTGATAGCTTCTTGATACCACTCTGAACGATTTTCTTTTAACCATTGGTGCCACGGGTCGTAGAACTTATCATCAGGTTTGATAGAAATCTTTCCTGCTGATTCACCCAGTGTTTTGAAATGAGGTATTCCATTGTATTGAGAGTGGATTCCATATAAAGATGTAGTACCAACTGCTATAAGAGTTTGTCCATACTTCTCTTTCCAAAACTCTCTTACCTCAGGCACCGTAGTCATCATAGCAATTAACTTACCACCTAAAAAGTTATATCCTAATGGTTGGGTACATACAATTGTTGATGCGATTGTAGTATGATTGAGTTTTCCTTTTTTGAACTTATCATCCTTAGTCCACCCAATGTAGTTATCTCTAACTGCCATTGATGTAACATCTGATGCCAATGATATTTGACCTAAGAGTTTACCACTCTTTCTATCTTTTACATTGATTTTAACATTACGACCAGGATTAGCAACAAAGGACATTGTATGAATCATTTTTCGGATATGAGTCCACTTACCAGCCTCTTTGGTATCCTCTAATATTTCAACATAAGGTTCTAACTCTTCAATCTCTTTGATAGTTTGTTCCAAATTATTAATATCAGTAGGAGCCCATTGGATATCGTACATAGATGCAATCTGAGATTTATCTCTAATCATAGATGGTTCTTGTAATTCTACCCACTTCTTATATAAAGTCTGCTCTTCAACACTCATAGAAGAAAGATAATCCATATTTTCGATTAACAATCTTTTTTGTGTTTCGAATTCAAACTCCGGCTTTGCTGGCTCTGTATCCCAAAAATTCATATAATATTCTTATTTAATCTCTACGAGATAGTAGTTACTTTTTAATGAATCGTTTTCAAAAGAAATATGTGATAACCCCTGAGATGAGATTTTTAATGTTGCTGATTTAGAACCTCTGTTTGCGTTCAAAATCTCTTTCAAATACTTAGCTGAGAATGAGATTGGTTGGATATCACCATCACACTTACAATCTACTGAAATAGAGATTCTGTTTGTGTTGATTGTTGAGTACCCTAATACAACTTCACCCTTACCACCAATACAACTAAATGTAAATGTATCAGATTCACTAAGTGCTCCTTTAGATTTGATGAACTTAGATGTAAAATCATCATTCAATGTGATTTCTGCATTAAATGGTGGCATCTGCTTCAAATCAGGAACAACTGGGATAACTGAAAGGTCAGCCAGCATATAGTTTACTGATGTACCTTTATCTGAAAACTTAATATAAGATTCAGTTGATTCAACATCAACAGTTGATTCTAAAACACCTAATAGTGCTTTCAGTTGTGATGTGGTATAAATACCAAATTCACCATTTGGAAACTCACCTTCTTCTGAGGTTACATCTCCTAACAAAGTCTTATCATCTGAGATAAAACTTACTTTCATTTGAGAATCAGTTGATTCAATCTTTACCGATTCTACTTCACCACCGAGATTGTATCGATTGATGAAACTCTCAATACTACTTTTCTTCATACTTTTAAATTATTATTGTTTACTTATGATACAAATATACAAAAACTTTTTGAATTATCCAAATTAAAATCCAAAAAACTTTGATGCTGCTGCCATATTAGGATTTGGTTTATCCCAATCCATTGCTTTGTAGAAATCATCTAACTTATTTTCTAACTCTTTTTTCCAAATCAAATCATAATCGATGTGTTGTTCTACCAAATCTAATATTTCTTTTGGGTCATTATACCCAGTCAATCCAACGGATTGTAATCCTAATGGATTATTTTTTAAATACACCCACTTAATCTTATCACCATCTTTCATTGGTTCATATTTGTAAGGTGCATTATAATACTTTAGTAATTGGTTATATGTAAGTGCTGCCTTAACGTGAGCGGGTGTTCCCTTCATAAACTCACCAATCGCCTGATTCTTAAACTGATACTTACTCATATCCTTAACTGCTGAGTTCTTAGCGATATCAATGAAGTTTGTTGTTTTCATCTCATCCTTCTTTCTAAGAATGTAATCATCAATCTTACCCTTATCCTCATCTTTAAGAATATCCATCAATACAGTACTCATCACTTCTTTGAAGTAAGTTGGGAATGATGAACGTTTAACATCCAATCCTTTGACATCTAACTTATCACAATCAACAGTATTATCATTGATAATCCATTGAGCGTATCTTTTCTTTGATACCCAAAACCCACCCTTAGCAATCGTTTCCTGCTTAATATCAAATCGGTGATTACTCACATTGAACAACTTTTTAGACATTACATCATATACAGTGTTAATATGTTGTTCAACTTCTTGTGCTACTGATAGAATTGCAGGAATCATTTGTTCATCTGAGGTTACATCAATCTCAGGATTACGAGCTTTTACCAATGGTGCTGCCTGATAGAATACAGAATCGGTATCAGTATACACATTGTAATCTGCTTCTTCACCAATGTTCTTTATGTAATATTGGTTAGCAATCATCTCAGTTGTTTTAATTACAGTCTGACCTGTAAGAGTAACTGCTTCTGCGTTATCAACATCATAGAATCTAAATGCTGGTAACCCTAATACACCATATAGTGAGTTCAACATAATCTTTTGAACTAATTGGCGCTGAGAATAGAATTTGTATAGTTTATCATTTCCGGCTTTACCATACTTTTTCATCTCATTTTTATACTCCACTCTCTTATCGAACCATACGTTAAGAATCTCAGGAATTACACCAACTTTCTCTTGTGTATATAATACACCATTTGATGCAACTGATAAATTCATCTTTTCAATAAAGTCCATAAATTTATCTTTATCCATAGGTGGGTATTCTTTACCCTTATCATCTACAATACCATAACTATCAATTGTAGATTTCATATGAGATTCAGCACTATAACCCTTTACCTTACCAATCTTAGTTTCAGGTGAGATGTTGATGGTCATAATGATAGATGGGTATAGTGATGTTAAATCCAAATCATATACCCATTTGTAAAGACCAGGTTTTGGTTCTTTAACATAAGCGCCTGTAAACTTTTCTTCTCCATCCGAACCATCTTCGTTCTTATTTCTTCGTAAAGGTCTATCAGGCGCAACCCTTCCACTTCTTCGTAGGAATGTAAGAATCGCACCTTCTAACCACTTTGATGAGAATAGGAAATCTTCATAGAATACGTGTCCAGCGTGGCATATTGCCCTAGCTAAATCAATAAACTGAAGTTTCTTATCCATATCAACAACCAACTCAACATCCACTAAGTTATACTCAATGAACTTCTCTAAATCATCTCTGAACAATTGGTCTAAGTTTCCATCGTATTCTATCTTACCTCTACCCAATTCCAACTGAGCGATTGTATCCAATCGATAATTTGGATATTCAGTATATGTAAAGTTTTTAAATAATGCAATGTAATCTAATGCTGATACACCAGCTATGATATAACGTTGTCTGTATTTATTCCAATGAACTTTTTTGATTGGTGATAATCTATTTGCCGTTGATGTACCAAACAATCTCTTTAATCGGTTGTAAAGATAGGTAACATCAAAGAAATCGATATTCCACCCCGTAATGATAGTTGGTGAAATCTCTTCCCAACTATTTACAAATGCCATCAACATATCCTCTTCAGAACGGAATGAACGAACCTTTGCTCCTTTGATAGTTTTGTTTATCTCTTCACCATCATTTACAACATATACAAAGTAATCATTTGTTGCTGAATCGTGGAATGCAACTGATGTCATTGCATTCTTTGCTTCGTTGGTATCTGGCAGACCTGAATTCATTTCTACCTCAATATCAAAGGTCATTACAACATGCCCATCTGATACTTCATCTGAATCACCATACTCATCAATTAAGAAACGAGTAATCTCATTCACATCTGATTCATAAAGTTTTAGATTATCTTCTTTCTTCCAAAAGTTGATTTTCTTTAACCTCTCACCATATATTGATTCATAAGAACCATTACCATCTTTTACATAAGCATAGTTTCTATACTTCTTTGTAAAGTAACCTTTCTTATCATCCCAACAATGAACGATTCCACCTTCTTTTTCCCAATATACATTTTGATACATATGTTAAATATACAACTTTTTATGTAGTTCTCCAAGCATTTTACTCTCATTTTTTGAAAGTTCTCTTGCTCTCTCTACTGATTTTATTTCTTCTTCTATTCTGAATGAATCATCATCTAATATTTTATCCAAATACTCAAAGAACTCCTTCTTATATTTGAAGAACATTCCATTTGGGTCTATTTCGTGGTAACAATCAGATTCTTGCCAAATCATAGGAGTTCCGTTCATCATACAATCAGTACCACTAACACTCCAACCATAATTGGTTTGCCTCATCTGAACACCTACTTTACATCTTTGTAATCTTTGGTAGTATTCATGCTTTGGTACTTTGTGATTATCAATCCAACCATATGGTGGTTTTCCACTTAATTGTGGAATCCATACTTTAAAATCATCCCTACGTTCTCTATACTCAGCCATCAACTCAATAAACTTAGGATACCCTTTGTATGCTGCTGCTCGATGGTTGAATACTATGATGTTCTCTTTATCTGATTTTGGTTCTGATATAATTTTGGA